GGCTGCGACGCAATCCCCGTCCAAGGATCTCGCAAGCCATTGCCCGCCGGCACATCCATCATCAGAAACGGATAGAGCGTGACCTTAAGGCCGCGGCTTTTCAGTTCGACAATGAGGTCGCGTACGCTCTGGTCGGATGGCGTGCCGCCGAACGCGACTCGTCCATTGATAGAAGAGACAAGGTGAGCGGTCGCGCGGTCCTTTCCGGCGACCGACCAAACGCCGCCGAAAGTCTGCTTATCACGATTGTCTATTCCAGGCACGACGCGGCATTGGCCGCAACGAAGATCGTTTCCGAACCATGCAACGACGATTGCCACGCGCTCCAAATTCGGTGCGACGGCCTGCAATTCATCGAGCGCTGCAATCACGTCCGATCGGGCGGATGTGATGTGTCTGTTCTCGGGAGCGAACTGGCCCGGTCCCAACACCCGCACTACAGTTTGGGGTTCATACCCGAATTCAGTCGAACCGGGAATAAGCGTGACCGCACGCAGCATCTGCTCGAGACGGCCTACAGGGCGCACCACCTCGAAGGACAGTTGCGGAATGCGGTTGCCGAAATTGGCAAGCGGCAACCGCTCGAACACCACATAGGCGAGACCACGATAGGCCGGCGCATCGCTTTCTTTGGCGACGATCAAGGGATCGGGAAACTGCGTCTCGTCACCTTTGTAGGTTCGGATGGTCAGGCCGGAGAGATCAAGCAGTTTGCCATCGGCCCAGATCCGCAGCACGGCTCCAATCGGACCTTCACACAGCCCTACAGCGAGATTTGCAAAGTACGAATACGTCGTCATCGTTGTGGTGACGGCCGGTCCTCCACCCATACCCTTGCCGCCACCGGTCGGTTGCGAACTGGTGCTTACAATCTCTTCAAGGTTGGTCGCACCTGCCCCGGCAATCGAGCCCGCCCGTAAACGCGCGGTATCGGTGCGCCTTCTGTCGAGGCCATCACTTCAAGATCTGCGAGGCGTGGTCCTTCGTGAAAAATTTCACGGCGACTGGCGAACAGTGCGCGATCTATCGCGTTTCCGGCGATGGCGCCGACCAAGCGTCCGGCGATTGCGCCGGCCGGGCCGAACACCGTCGTTCCGGCGGCAGCGCCGGCAGCTGAAAGAACGAGTGCAGCCATTAGCCGATAACTCCAGGGAATTTAAAAGCGTAGGCGAGACGTCTTCGCCACCAGGGCGCGATAGAAACTTCCGCAACTGCTGCGCCGTCGTGGGCGTGCAACATCATTTTGACACTCGTTAAGATGGCGGCGTGCTTGGCCGGCAGGTTCTCTCGCCAGCGGAACAACACGACATCGCCCGGAGCGATGTCGGCAAATGAAATGGCGGTCAGATGACGCGCCGCGGCATCGGCTAGCGATTCGGTGCAAGTCGCTTCAGCCCAGTCGGGCGCGTATGGGAGGACTGGCTCCGGCTCTGCGCCGACGATTGCGCGCCACACACCACGCACCAGGCCAAGGCAATCGCAGCCGATGCCCTTGAGAGAAGCTTGATGCCTATAGGGCGTGCCGATCCAGCTTCGCGTTTCCGCGACTATTTCTTCTCGACAAACGAACATCGCTCACCGTTGCCGGCTCGCGCCGTCATTGCCCGGTTGTCCCTGGAGGGGATAGCTGATGACGAAGTCATTGCCCGGAATATGCGGAAAACCGCGAAAGTTGACGGTATTGTTAAAGCGGCTTTTGCAGGTTTCAAATCGCTTGTCGCAGCCTGCGGTGATCGCAAACCTGTCGCCGACCAAAATGGGCCCTGGCATGGCTTGCCAGAGTTCGATGGTGACTGCGCCGTCGCTGCGATGGTCCTTAACCTCCACGCTTAAACCGGCATTCGCACCGCTTGTGAATGTGAGTCTGCCCGCCCTGAACCAGGCATCGTCAAAACTATCCAGGCCACTTGCCCTGAAAACGGAGGTTGCATTGATCGCGGTCACCACCCCGCTCCCGCGGAAGCGGACGTCAGTGAGGTCAATGCCGCACCGATTGTCGCCAAGATCGGCGGAACAGGTTGCGGTGAAGAGCCGGCCACTTACCTGGGAGAGCCGCTCGTTCAGACCGCGTACTTCGGCCGTAAAACCCCCGCCCTCGCGCCTAACTTCGCCCAAGGTGCCTTTCGCGAGGAGGACGCACAAATTGGGCTGACTCCAGTCAACAAGCCACACTTCGACCGCAGCTCCATCATACCGGCCTGCGACAAGATCGTTTTCGTTAAGCGCGTCGTCGGAGAGTGCGCCCGAGATCTCGGAGCTGTCCACGGCAAGCCCGAGCTTTTGCGTCGCTTCGCTCCCGGACAATCCGCTGTCAGCACGGCAAATAACTTCGCCGAGCAGGATATCCTCATCGTGATCGGTGAAGCCTTGTTTGATGTCATCGGTGCGGGTGATGACCCAGCAACGGCAGAGCGTGGTGATGCCTGAATCCAACTTAGCTTGTAGAGNCGGCGGAATTTTCCTCATGGCCTGATCTCCACCACCGGGATTTTCGGGATTGCGCCGGCCGCGAAAGCGGACAGATCCATCTCGAGGTAGTCGATGTCGAAACGGACCGGCACGTCGAACAAGAATCCGGCCGAAACAGCTGCACCGCTTTTGCGGGAATATGGCCGGGAAGAAAAGTGATCACGCCCGTCGTCGCATCAACCGAGAAGTGTGTCCCTTCCTGCATTTCGGTTTCGGCGACCGCGACGCGCACGCTGCGCGGGACAGGTTTCGCGATTGGCCGTTGATACGGCAGGTAAACCGCGCCATAGGTCTTGCAGAGCTGGAATGCCTTTTCCGTGCCGTCACCGGTGCCAAGGATCTGGTCGATTGGTGTTACTGCTGCCCCAGGTGCTGTCGACGAATGATCGAGCCGGTCACGCCAGCGAAAGCCGTAAAGTCGCCCACGTCGCTCCTCGAAGAAGGCGAGCACCTGCGACAGGGCATCGAACGTTTTTATGCCGTAACCGGCATCGTAGCGCCGTCGTGAATGCGCCCAGCGCGCATTGCGTTCCTCGGCGCCCGAACCAAGGGTGACGACGTCTGTGCGTCGTTGCGGCCCACCGGCGCTCCTTAATGCGATATCGAGTGGAAACAGGATTTCGTGGAAGGCTGTCATGGATCAAAAACCGCGTTGGCCACGCGCAACCGCGCGGGCTATTTCACCCGTGATGTGCGCTTCGGAGCGACGGAAGCTCTGCGCATCGGGAGTTGTGATTTGAATTGTCACGTTGAACGCGCGGCTCGCGGCGTTCGCGGTAACGCCCAGTCGCCCATCCGATCCACGCGCCAATGGAAGAACTACTTCAGGCCCCGCTTCGCCTGCCAACCCAAGACTGCCCGAGGAGAGCGGAAAATAGGCCGGTGCCCCAATGACCCCACCGCTGGCAAACGGGGTAATTGCGCTCATGCGCATTGAAGCGGAGGCATCGTCGCCAGTGCCGAACAAGGTGTCAAACAGCTTGCTTAGACCGCCAGCTGATGCTTTTGCCGCCGGACCAATGGCTTGCATCAGCGCCATGTTGGAGAGCCGCAATGCAAGTTGCTTGAGGACATCATCGAACTGCTTGCCGCCTGCCGTCGCATCCGCGAAGGCCCTGCTGATTGCTTTCGCAAAAGAGGCGGTGCTTATTCCCAATGTCGCGGTGCTGCCGCGCACCCTTTCGAACGTTTCGGGCAGATCGCTTTGCATTAATGAGTCGACGAAATTTTCGCTATCGGTCATCGGGATATCTCTTGATCAGGTCGTTTAGCGTGCTTCGGTTGAACGATACGGCGCTGCCCGCAATAGTTTCGATTGCGCAGGCAAGCTCGCGTGGCGTCATCCGCCAGAACTGGTCGGGGGAAAGCCGCAGCACGCCGAGACCGAATCCAATGGCTTGCTTCCAGGGAAACGGCGTCATTCATCCGCCTCGCCGAACGTGGCTGCGATCAGGTCTGCTGCGATCCGCACGGAGGTTTGCAAGCCACCGCTGATCGTCATGGCCCCGACATCCTCATCGCTCAATGTGTCACCTGCCCCGCGCAATCCAGCCCCGATTATGCGTGCGAGATCGCGCGCCTTGAGTCGGCCAGTTGCCAGGCGTTCGCTGAGTGCCACCAAATCCTCGGCGCCAAAAGCCTCTTCGAGTTCGGCAAGTGCACCCAGCGTAAGCACCAGCGTGCGGGTTTTGCCGCCGATCTCCGCCTCGATCTCCCCGCGATGACGGTTTGCCATTCTTAACCTCTCTGTTCTCGTTTGCGGTGCGGTTAGGCGATTGCCGCGAAATTCAATTCGCCGGCGGATTCCAACGTCATGTCGTAGGTGAGTTCGCCGTTGTGCTCACCGGCGAACTCAAGGCTCGTGATCTGAAAAGGACCCTGAACAGTTCCGAAAGCCGGGATCACGATCTGATAGCCAACGATCGTTCCATCGAAGAACGTTCGGCGCATGAGCGCGTCGCTCGCAGCGTCCTTAAACAAACCGCGGCCCGATACGGAAGCGCGCTTCACGCCAGCCCCATCGAGCAGCTCGCGCCAACGGTTGGCGCTCTCGGCGTGCGTAATGTCGACGGTCTCGGCATTGAACGCGAGCCGGCGTGTTCGCAACCCGGCAATCGTGGTGTAACTTGCGCCATCAGATATTTTGACCAGAAGGTCTTTGCCTTTTTGAGCAGTCATTGAATTGTCCTTTCGTTAGATTGGTTCGGTCACCGCCCTGAAGCGCACCAGTGCATGATAGGTACGCCCGTCGGACTCGCGGCGCACGTCGGCAACCGCGAAGCGGAAATTGACCAGGTGATGACCAGCGAGCGTGAGTGGAGCGCTGTCGAGAGCCTGCATGAGCGCTCCCGTGATCATATGCGCCTCGCGATGGCCGCCCTGACGCGACCACGCATGGAGCGTCAGCTGATGTTCTTCCGAGGGGTCGTTTCCCGCTGAAAAATTGGCGACGCGTGACTCGCCAAGCGTGACATACGGAAATACGGCGCCGCGCGGCGCCTCGTCATAGACCCGCGGACCGCCAAGCACAGAAACGAGACCGGCGTCGGCTATGAGTGCATCGTGAACTGCAGCGCGCAGCGCGACTGAAGCAACTATAGGCATATTTGTCATCCGATAGTGATGGTGATTGAAATTCAGTCTTTCCGTTCCTCGGCTTCGATTTCGAGGAAGCGGCGATCGACGCTTTGGCGCGCAGCAAGAACGCGATAAATGCGCGCGCCATCCTGAAAACGATGGCGCGTCGTGATATCGGCCCGCGAGCGAACGATAATGCGGTAGCGGACCCTTTCGCCGAGGCTAGCGGCGGAGAGCTCGGAAGAAGCGGAGAGCGGCACCACCTGTGCCCATAGCGTAGTCACTACGTCGTAAAGCCGTGTGACGCCTCCGGCACCGTCCTCCGACTCGACGGGCGCTTCCAACACCAGCCGGCGGTTCAAACCACCGGGGGCAGTCATATCGAAAACATCCGGTAAGGCGCGATCAGCGCGGCGACCGTCGATGGCAAGACCGCGCTTTGCCCGGCGGACGCAACGNCGCCGCGGTTGTCGTACCAGTGTGACACCAGCAAACGGATGGCCTGCCGCAGCGGCTCCGGCACATCTTCAATGGTGTCGCCAAATCCGATCTTCACGTCGAGCTCGATTCCAGCCGTCGCACGGCCTGGCATCGGCACGGCCCAAGGCACGAACGCGAGGACCGAGCCCCCATAATCCGGTACAAAGCCCTGCGTGTCGATCGTGTGGGCATTGCCGTTCAAATCATAGAAGCGCGCCGCGTGGAGCGATTTGAGCGGGCCCGGCCGCACGACAATGCGACCATGCTGGGGCCAGCAATCGAGCACAATGCGCCAACCCTGGGTTATCAGCGCGACCTGTGATTGTGTTTCGATATGGGTCCGCGCGCCGGCAATCAGCGCGCTGATGATTTGATCATCGTCGCTATGTTCGACGCGAAGGAATGCCTTTGCCTCATCGAGCGACAACGGTTCGATTGCAGGCCCTGTCAGCAAAATAGAGCTCATGTTTCGTCCTTTGTGTTAGTTTCGGCGGGCATGTCCCGCGGCCTTCCTGTCATGGTTTGCTTGATGCTCGGCGCGCCCGCTTTCGCCGTAACGGGCAATGCGCCGCCCGCCATCGGATGGGCG